TATTTCATATTTTTATAATAATAAAGAAAACTTAAATCTTCATAGACATACTTCATGTGTATTGACTGAAATGAATATACAATATGCCCCTGAAGGGCAGTATACAACTTTCTCAAATGGTGTATCAAGTCATATTAATGTTTCGTTAACATTTAAAGAACTTGGTATTCTTACAAAAGAAGATATTCAAAACGGGTTATAAAATATGTATTTTGAACGCTTTCCCAAAATCTATTATGACTATAAAATTGGTAATAATACCGATATTAAAATCGTCACCGATATCACCCGAAATGTTAGAGTAATCAAGGATATTTTATCAAACATTACTCTATACGATGAATATGATATTAAAGAAGGTGAGACTCCGGAGATTATAGCGGATAAGTTTTATGGTTCACCGCTATATCATTGGGTTGTTATGTTAACTAATGATAGATATGATTATATAAATGACTTCCCGTTACCATATGCTGAATTAGAAAAACACATTAAAGAAAAATATGGGTCTAGGATAGTTTATTTTAATGTCGACGACCCATTACAAGTTAATATTGAAAATTCATTATTTGTAATTCAGAATCATGGGTTTAAAACATTAGATGCCGTAGTATATAATACTAATAATAATGCCTATATTCCTAATCTATTAAATAATAAATATTACGTTATACGGGTCGATAATAATTCTTTTCGTTTGGCTAAAACTTTAGCTGATGCGAAAAATAATAATTATATTGTTCTAGAAAAGGTTATTGGTAATTTCAATTGGTATAATTCACTTAATTCTAATTTTGAATGGGATATTACTTGGAAATTTGATATAAAATTAAATGAACTTGACCAATTAAACTCATTCACTATTCAAAATATGTATGAAACTCATCATTATGAAGACAGGTTTGGTAATGTTGTTAATGAAAACTATATCAATATAAAAGGTGAAAATATTCAAACATATCCAGTTTCTAATTATGAATATGAAGAACGCCTAAATGAAAAGAAAAGACGGATAAAAATCATTTCACCTTCGTTATTGCCAGTAATTCTTAAGAATTTTGAAGATATTATCCGATGAATAAAGGTATAAGATTTGCCGGTGATGTTAGTGTAGAAAATATCACAATCACATCGACCAATGGATTTTCCGTGAATGTTACCAATCAAGTTATTGGTATAGAAATTTATGAAGATTTATTTTCACCATTTATTTCTGGAGCATTAACTCTTAAAGAATCCCTTGATTATGTAAACCTAATCCCATTAACCGGTGAAGAATTTGTAGACTTATTAATTAAAACTCCTTCAATGGAAGACCCGGATAAAATTATATCTGGTCAATTTCATCTTTATAAACTAACTAATAGAGAAGTTGATGGTGATAAAAACATAAACTATCAATTACATTTTATTTCTAAAGAAGCAATAATTACATTTTATTTCTAAAGAAGCAATTGTAGATTTAAATAAAAAGATTAGTAAAGCATTTTCTGGTAAAATTTCAGATATAGCTAAAACTTTTTTGACTAATGAGCAAGTTGGACTTGAAACTAAATTAAATTATAATATTCAAGACACCGTTAATTCTACCAAATATGTTTCTAATTTTTGGAGCCCGGTTCAAAATTTAAATTATCTTTGTTCAAATGCTGTTAATAGAAGAAATGGTTCTGATTATATTTTCTTCCAAAATAGAAACGGGTTTAATTTTATATCATTAGAATCGTTATA